GATGTAGACAGCGAGCTGAAAAAGCCCGCTGTTTCGCATTTAGGGGATGTTTGGATACTTGGTAAGCACAGACTGGTATGTGGAGACAGCACAAAAAAAGAAACATATAACATTTTAATGGAAGGAAGGGTCGCAAATCTGGTGGTAACTGATCCCCCATACAATGTCAACTATGAAGGAACCGCTGGGAAAATCAAAAATGATAATATGGCCAATGACGCATTTTATCAATTTTTATTAGATGCCTTTAAGAATATCGAATCGGTATTGGCATCAGATGGAAGTATATATGTTTTCCATGCTGATACAGAAGGACTTAATTTTAGAAAAGCCTTTGTTGACGCAGGCTTTTATCTTTCCGGTACTTGTATTTGGAAGAAACAGTCATTGGTTCTTGGAAGATCCCCTTATCAGTGGCAGCATGAACCGGTGCTATTCGGTTGGAAAAAGAAGGGAAAGCATCTCTGGTATTCAGACCGTAAGCAATCAACCATTTGGGAATTTGATAAGCCAAAAAAGAATGCAGATCATCCGACTATGAAGCCTATTGCTCTAATTGCTTACCCCATTATGAATTCTAGCCTTACTAATAGTATTGTACTTGATCCTTTTGGAGGTTCTGGCTCGACGCTGATTGCCTGTGAACAGACCGATAGAATTTGCTATACCATCGAGCTGGATGAAAAGTACTGCGATGTTATTGTGAAGCGTTACATCGAGCAGGTTGGAACAGATAAAGAGGTATATGTCATTCGAGAAAATGAGAATATTCCATTTAATGTGGCAGCTACATCTTCTGAAGAATTAGATTGATAGTGCAAGTTCTAAATTCATTTTTGCACAGAAATAACTTGCTATTGTGTAGCGTTAGAGTGATATATGGTACTACCAAATAAGAAAGGTGGTATGCAGGATGAAAATTGAATTTAATCGTACTGGTGGTGAGAGAAAGGCCCTCGTTACTGCGATTGGAGAAGTACTAGGTGAAAAGTCTGAATACAAAGGCGCACCAACATTTATTTATCAAATAGGCAGATTTGAAGTGGATAAGGAAGGTGCTCTTATTTTTGATGAGAGTGTTGTGGGCGAAAAGGCAGTCAAACTGCTTGATGAACTTAATAGTCGAGGATTTACTTATGTGAAACCAGAAGGCCTGGAACAGGGGCTTACAGATAATACAGATTTGTTGGTAATTGAAATACCTAAGGAAAACTTCACCGACATTGCCTTAAGTAACTTGGAAAAGCTTCTGGAAAGCAAAAGAGATCTCATTAAAAAAGCACTTGGAGTAGAGGAATTACCTATTGAGCAAACAGAGGAAACCCTACGATTCCCTTGGTTTTCCTTTGATGAAGATGCTGAGAAAGTTAAAGCTTACACGCATTTCATTACAGCCCTTTGTGATATGGCAAAAAAACAGAAGAGAATCACTGCCACAGCTAAGAAAGTGGACAATGAAAAATATGCCTTTCGATGCTTTTTGTTAAGGCTCGGATTCATCGGTGAAGAATACAAGACAGCAAGAAAGATACTTCTTTCAAAACTAAGCGGAAGTTCTGCATTCAAAAGTGGAGTTGTTATGCAAGAGGAGGTGGATGGAAATTGAAAACCATTCACCCCAATATCCTAGAGCATCTAAGAAGTGTCTATACCCCCGGAACAAGAGCGGTTTTGATAAAGATGAATGATCCCTATACCAAACTCACATCTGGTACAAAAGGAATCGTCACTGATGTGGATGATATTGGAACAATCCATGTAAATTGGGACTCCGGCAGTTCCCTAGGCGTTGCACATGGCGAGGATTCCTGCAGAAAAATCGAAGAAAAAATACACATATCGAGCCTGAAAAGTGTAGAAAAAATTGTGTACAATAAGCCCGCCTACATCGAATAATTATCTTGCTAAATAAGCCTTTTAGAGTGATATATGTACATGCCGAAAGGACAAACACACTTTAAAAGGAGCGAGATACGATGTTAAGCACAAAATTCGGAATCGAGATTGAATTTACAGGGATTACAAGGGAAAGGGCAGCCAGAGTCGCTGCAGAGTTTTTGCAAGGCACTTATAGTGAAGGCGGAACTTACTACGACACTAAGAAGGTAAAAACTCCAGATGGTAGAGTTTGGAGATTTAAGTATGATGGGAGCATTCACTGTCAAAGAAAAGAAGGTAGAAGAAAAGTAGCTGCAGGTAGAGATTATAGCGTTGAGCTAGTTAGCCCAATCCTAACCTACCGGGAGGACATTGAAACTTTGCAGGAGCTAGTAAGAAAGCTTCGCAAAGCCGGTGCCTTTACAAATACATCTTGCGGCATTCACATTCATTTAGATGGTGCTGAACATACCCCAAGAAGTATTCGAAACTTTATAAATATCATTGCAAGTAAAAATGACTTATTTTATAAAGCACTTCAGATTGCACCGCAGAGAATGAATTACTGCAAAAAGATGGACAGCATTTTGGTTGAGAAGATGAACCGCAAAAAGCCTAAAACCATGAGACAAATTGAGGACATTTGGTACGAGGGTTACAGCGAGAGTAGAAGCACTCATTACCACAACAGTCGCTACCATTTCCTAAACCTTCACAGCTTTTTCACCGGAAACCATACAGTTGAACTTAGAGGTTTTAACAGCGAGTTACATGCTGGAAAGATGAGAAGCTACATTGTTCTAGCGCTTGCCATCAACCACCAAGCCTTAACACAAAAGTGTGCATCAGCAAAGAAACCACAGGTGGAGAACGAGAAATTTGCCATGAGAACCTACCTAAACCGGATTGGTTTCATTGGTGATGAATTTGCAAACTGCAGAGAGCATTTGACCGCAGCACTTTCGGGTTCAGCTGCATGGCGGTTTCGGGCGGCCTGAGCTGCCCCTAACCCATAAAGCTAAAAAGGAGGATTACAATGAAGAATAAATTATATCTTGCCTATGGCTCTAACCTTAACCTGAAACAAATGGCCAACAGATGCCCCACAGCAAAGGTGGTAGGAGCAAGTCAAATCAATGACCACCGTTTATTATTTAGAGGGGCACACGCAGGCGCTGTGGCGACCATCGAGCCTTTTAAGGGTAGCAACGTACCAGTTTTAGTGTGGGAGATTACACCGACCGATGAAGCGGCACTTGACCGTTACGAGGGATGGCCGTTCCTTTATCGAAAGGAAACAATAAGAAACAATAAAAGTGAAGTTGGGAAGCAAAACCGTCAAGGCGATGGTCTACATCATGAATGACGGAAGACCGCTAGGACAGCCAAGTTGTTATTATTACAGTACAATTTTAGAAGGCTATAAAAGCGCGGGCTTCGATGTGGAAATCCTGCGTAAAGCCACAACCGATTCAGTAGAATCAGAGGAGGTAGCCAATGAATGAGATAATTATGAAACAAATATTTGCCATTCGAGAAACAGGTGAAACGAATATGTTTGATCTTCCGGTTGTGACTAGTATTGCTTTAAGAGCAGGTTATACGGAGCTAGTAGATTACCTTGAAAGGAACAAAGGAGAATATGTCCATTTCATTTTGACGGGGGAAGAAAAAACAGAATAACTTAAACAAATTTTGAAGGAACTCTGCGGGGTTCCTTTTTTCGTAGCCATAAGGAGGTGGCGGCCATACGTAAACTAAAAAAATATAAGCCGACCATCTTTAAGGCAGATGGTTCGGTATATGATAAGGACGCTGCAGACATTGCGGTGTCTTTTATTAATTGCTTAAAACATACGAAGGGAGAATGGTATGGGCAGCCATTTGAACTTATTGACTGGCAGGAACAGATTATCCGCGATGTGTTTGGGATTATAAAGCCTAATGGTTACCGTCAATTTAATACGGCATATATCGAAATCGCTAAAAAGCAAGGTAAATCTGAGCTAGCAGCAGCGGTTGCGTTACTGCTTACCTGTGGTGATTTTGAGCATGGCGGTGAAGTATACGGATGTGCATCTGACAGACAGCAAGCATCCATTGTTTTTGATGTAGCAGTGGATATGGTAGAACAATGTCCAGCTCTGAAAGCAAGAATTAAACCGGTACTATCGCAAAAACGACTTGTTTATAAACCGCTAGGTAGTTTCTATCAAGTTTTGTCTGCAGAAGCGTATACCAAGCATGGACTAAATGTGCATGGTGTTGTATTTGATGAACTTCATGCGCAACCCAATAGACAGCTTTTTGATGTCATGACCCATGGCTCAGGTGATGCAAGAAAGCAACCGCTGTATTTTTTAATTACGACTGCCGGAAATGATACTCACTCTATTTGCTACGAGGTGCATCAAAAGGCTAAAGATATTCTAGAAGGACGAAAGGTTGATCCAACATTTTATCCAGTTATTTATGGTGCAGATGAAAATGATGACTGGACCGATCCAAAGGTGTGGGCGAAAGCCAACCCCTCAATGGGCATTACCGTTGATATAGAAAAAATTCATATTGCTTGTGAAAGCGCAAAACAAAATCCAGCAGAAGAAAACTTATTTAGACAACTTCGTTTAAATCAATGGGTTAAACAGTCGGTACGTTGGATGCCTATGGAAAAGTGGGATAAATGTGCTTTTACTGTAAACCCAGAAAGTCTTACAGGACGTGTGTGTTATGGTGGTTTGGACTTATCCTCTACAACCGATATAACAGCATTTGTTCTTGTATTCCCTCCTGAGTATGAGGGAGATAAATATATCATTCTCCCTTTTTTCTGGATTCCAGAAGATAACATGGACCAAAGGGTAAAGCGTGATCATGTGCCCTATGACGTATGGGAGAAGCAGGGGTTCTTACACACCACTGAAGGAAACGTGGTGCATTATGGTTACATCGAAAACTTTATCGAAGAGCTGGGCTTAAAGTACAACATTCGAGAAATTGCTTTTGACCGGTGGGGAGCTGTACAGATGACACAAAACTTAGAGAACCTTGGGTTTACAGTAGTTCCTTTCGGTCAAGGTTTTAAAGATATGAGTCCGCCAACGAAGGAGCTTATGAAGCTTACCTTGGAAGAGAAACTGGCACATGGTGGTCATCCGGTGCTCCGATGGATGATGGATAACATCTTTATTCGTACTGATCCTGCTGGAAATATCAAGCCGGATAAAGAAAAATCAACTGAAAGAATAGATGGAGCTGTCGCTACCATTATGGCTCTTGACCGAGCAATCCGCAAAGGTGGAACAGGTAACTCTGTTTATGACGGTCGAGGGCTTCTTATTTTGTAGCAAAGGAGAGTGATGCAGATGGGATTGTTCTCTAATATTTTCAAAGCGCGTGATAAACCGAAGGATCGAACCACAGGAAGCAATTATAGCTTCTTTTTTGGTGGAACAACCAGCGGTAAGCCTGTAAACGAACATACAGCAATGCAAATGACAGCGGTCTATTCATGCGTAAGAATACTTGCAGAGGCTGTGGCAGGGCTCCCCCTACACCTATATAAATACACTGCAAGCGGTGGTAAGGAAAAGGCTCTTTCTCATCCGCTGTATTTTTTATTACATGATGAACCTAACCCAGAGATGAGTTCCTTCGTTTTTCGGGAGACGTTGATGACTCATCTTTTATTATGGGGCAATGCCTATGCACAGATTATTCGAAATGGAAAAGGTGAAGTCATAGCACTGTATCCGTTAATGCCAAATCGAATGTCGGTGGACCGCGATTCCAGCGGTGCTCTTTATTATACCTATACCAGATATTCCGATGAAGCACCTACGATGAATGGAATGACGGTCACATTAAGGCCAAGCGATGTGCTTCATATTCCTGGCTTAGGATTTGATGGACTAGTAGGGTATTCTCCGATTGCAATGGCTAAGAATGCCATTGGTATGGCCATAGCCTGTGAGGAATATGGAGCTAAGTTTTTCGCAAATGGAGCAGCTCCAGGAGGTGTACTTGAGCATCCTGGAACGATTAAAGACCCACAAAAAGTGCGAGATAGCTGGAATGCGGCCTATCAAGGAAGTAGCAACTCCCATCGTGTGGCAGTGCTTGAGGAAGGGATGAAGTATCAGCCTATTGGTATCTCACCAGAACAAGCTCAGTTTTTAGAGACAAGAAAGTTTCAGATTAATGAAATCGCTCGGATTTTCCGCGT